GTCAGCCCCACCCAAGGGCGTTTTGTGCTGTCGTGCATGTGCTTTATGTATAGGTGTATGTTCCAATATTGCGCCTCGCCAAGTAGTTCTCGGCAAATCCGTTCGCGTTCTTCTACCGTGTATCTATTAGCGTTTAACCAGTCAGTGTGTTTGTGAATTTCAATCACTGTTCTTCTCCTTGAGTTTGGCTTCTATGGCTCGGGCGAATTTCAGTTCTGAGAAATTATTAAAGCCATCCGTTGCAACCACTTCGGCATCGCATATTTCTGCAAACGTCAGCCCCACCCAAGGGCGTTGTTGTGGGGTGGTGTAGAGCTTGTCCCATGCCTTCAACTTCATTTGCTGGTGAGGAATTAGGCGAACATAACCAATATCATCATCCTCGCAAAAGACACCCACAGGCTCTTGTACTGGCTGTGCCAAGGCTGCTTTGCATTTATCAATGACTTCGTTGTACAGAACAACATAGGCGTGGCGTTCGTTCTCTGCAACATAATGCTCATTGTCCATCAACGCCTCAAGCGCAAGTTTCAATGCTTCTTTCATTCCACCACCTCCTGCTTTGCGGTTAACCCCTCAAGGCGTTTAATCCGTGCCACGTTGTAGGCAACGATGGCGGTGTGGTACTCCATGCTCGACTGATGGCGTAGCTTGGTGCGCTGCGCTTGTATCAGTTCTTCTGCTACGAGTTCCGCAGGGGTTGGCATGACCCAATGGTTTTGCAGCCACTCCCATACGTTTTTTAAGTAGTTCATTTCTGTTCTCACTTCAACGCAGTGGTTATCTTGTTCAGCTTGCCTTCTTTCTCTAGCTCCGCAAGGGTGGCTAAAGCAGTCGCAGCGCGTTCAAGTAACGTGACGTAGCGTTCTAGGTTTGAAAAGTTTGCGGTCTTTTCCATCTTGGATAGCCCTGACGCTAGGTCATCTGCTGCCTTGCGCACGTTGCCAGACACCTTCTTAATGTTGGTTTGCAATTCTTCTGTCGTATCCATCAGGTTACTGACGTTGCGCTTAAACATTTTCTCGGCGGTCTCCGCTATCTCGGATGCTTTTTCGTAATCTGTTGAAATCATTTTTGCTGTCCTCGTAATGTATGTACCTGACTCGGCTGTCAATTCGTCTGCTATGGCTTTATTAACTCTGCCCACTGACCAACCCGGCCCATGTTTATCTATCCGGTCGGGCTTAAACTGTGTGAACTGTGGGCTTACGTTTATGTGGATGCTCATGGCTCCCTCGCTTTCATCATTGCGTCTGCCATTTCGTAAGCTCTTTGTACCACTTCATGTGCGTACAAGTCGTAGTCTCCAGTTAAAAATCCCTGCATAGCCTTGGCTGCAAAGTAATCACGCAGGGTCATGCCTGTGAAGTGCATACCAAGTGTTTGTGTACCGTGGTTATGCAATGGAAATGCTGGTGTGTCGCTTCTGTTTATTAAGTATTCTTTCATTTGAATATGCTCCTAGCTAATACGGTTTTACTGGGTTCGCACTGCTTAGACTGCGCCTTGGTATCACTGAAATAACCAATGGCAACGCAGATGGCAGCGAACACACCCACGCATTTGATGAACGTCATCAAGCTGCTCCACATCCACTCCCATGTTGATGGGGTTTCTTCGTCTTCTACCAGTTGGATTTTTATCTTGCTCATATCGCTTCCCCAAAGATTGCTTTGAGTTTCTCCATAAGTATCTTGGCTTGGCGTACATTGAGTGTGTCGATGTACTTGTCCATGTCGTCCGGTGTACGGTGCATGATTAACTGTGCTCGTTTCTGCGAGCGGTCTAAGTCCATGTGGGCAACAGGTATTGCCTCAACACGCTCTCGAGCCTTGGTCTTAGTTTTCTTAACCTTCTTCTGACTCTGTGCAAGTGGTGTGTACTCGGCAACATTGGCGTACAGCGTCCCATCGGGTGCTTCTCTAAACAGTCGTTGCCTAACCATTACTGATAGTAGTGATGTGGTAGAGGCTTGTTTGAATCCTTGCGCATCAAGTGCCTCGATGGCGGACTTGCGGGTGCAGCCGGGGTTGTCTCGCACATAGTTAAATGTAGAGCGCGTTACGTTGTTGGTAACACCGAACCGGTGTTGTCCTTTGGGTTTAGTTTCCCAGCTAGTGATGGCTTCTTGCAATTTTTGTCCTAGTAGTGATGTCATGTTAGTCCTCGTTTAGTTCGTTGGTAAGTTCTTCAATCATTCGCTCGGCTATCTCCAGCCTTTCGGCTAGGAGTACAACCAGTCGGCTCTTTACGTTTTGCAGATAGACCTCCCGAAGGAGTTCCTCGTTGGTTAGGTTGTCGTAATTCATATGTCTCTTTTCAGGGTATTGAACCCAGTTAGGTTGTATTGGTCATCCGTATCAAAGTACAGCAACTTTTCCGGCGGTGGGTGCTGCGTCACCGATATGTGCCCACCTACCGTAGCCACGGCGAGTACATCTTTAAGCCACTGCGCCATGTGTTCCACAGGGCGAGAGATATGGGTTTTCTTATTCCCCCTCCATTTAGTAAGCATGAACTCACCGCCGTTCTCCTCGTATCTAAACTCCATCATTGCCCCAATCAAATGCAGAGAGAATCTCATCGACCTTCTGCTTGGTTAATACACGGGTACCATCTTCCTCCCGCAGTTCCTTGGGAGTTACTCCGGACAATACCCCCTCAAGCTTACGCCTAGCTTTCTCCAACTCAGGGTCGTTGGTTACATTCATGGCGGTCAGCAACCCACACAACTCCAACGCTCCAGTCACCACGGTGTCGTGGAACACCGCCTTCTTGCCATCCTCATCTACGGTCAAGCGTGTGCTTAGTCGGGTCAGTGCCTCATGCAGTCGTGACCATGAATCTTGGGTAGCCGTAGCCAACTGGTCAGCGAGGCGTCTGTCGTACTGCTCCATTAATTCTCGCTGTACCTCGCTCTCTACATCTAACCGAAAGTCTCCGGAAGTTGGTAGCGGTACGAACGCAATGTCCATACGAAACCTACGCGCCACCTGATGACGGTCAGGGTATTCCTCACGGTCGAACAGCGTACCCAACTGGAACGCAGCCGCAGCCACCAAGGTCTCGTACTTGTCAAGGAACGCATCCACCAACATCTGAAACTCGTTTTGGTATCTGTTCATCACGCCCTTGTAGTCGAGCAATGACGCAGTAGGCAACAGTCGTGCGCCCCTATCGTTCCAAGGTAGTGTGAGTCTGTAATGCTCGCTACGGGCACGGGCTTGGAACTTCGTCACCGCCTCCAACTCCTTACACTCAGCGAACAGATTCTTGTAGACAGACGCAGCCTTCTTACTGCCTGAACCCTTGGAGAGCGTGACCTCTGCCTGAGTACTCTTGTCCTGCTTGCGCCCCGAGTAGGTAGCGATATTTAAGTCAACGAGCATGGCAGCCCGAGCAACACCTGCAATATGTGTAGTCATGATTTTCTTTCTGTTTGGGTAGAACTTATATCGATATAAGTTATGGGTTTAGTTTGGCTACCAGCTTTATGGTGTCGTAGTAGTCTTGGCTCATGACAGTAGTCTTTAGCCAACCACGAGGGTCAACAGGTTTAATCTCGTCGATGTACTGCATGCGGTCACCCCGCGTACCTTTGTTTTCACCCTTGTATGTCTGCTCAATCTGTTCGCCGGTATCCAAGATTTTGTATATCGCAGCCAATGCGTCAGGGTCAAGTAGTATGGTGATACCCGCTATTTCAATTAAATGCTTCATCTTCAATCTCCTCAAAAGTTATTTCGTTACATTCACACGATTCAATAAACGCTTCTTCACTGGTCAGGCTGTCGTACTCATCACGCAGGGACTTGAACAAGTCTTTTGCTAAGTCCTCACAGTAGGTGAGAATCTCTGACTCGACACTCATGGCATCGAACTGCTCCTCCACTAACTCACGCCACTCCATCTCGTCGAGTTCTGCGAATAGTCCTTCGGGCTCGGAGTAAGCGATTTGCTCTTCCAAGTTGGATAGCATGTTGTAGCCGCTACCTTTCCTCAAGGTTACATAGCCACCGTCTGTCTTGCATGCTAGGTACGCAATGGGGTACTGCTCGTCGAGTTTCATAATCTCCATCCACTCGTACACATACACCTTACCTGCGAACGCCGCCCCATCACCCTGCGAATAGAACCCGCAGAAAGTAATGTCGTCCACACGCACCCCCTTGAGGGCACAGTCAGCCTTGAATTCGTCTTGGATGTACTCCCACCAGTCATAGTCGGCGGCGTACCCAGTCCACTTCCAATACTCATCCCTGAAACGCTTGGGGTAGCGTTCCTTTAGTTCTTTAGCGTCCACGATGATGTCCTCCAATGATTAGTACTCGTACCAAGTCCTCTGTTGCCTCTTTGGCTTCTTGCTCGGTGGCATAGCGGGACTTGTAGTCCAAGTCCATAGGTGCTATGTTGTACGACAAGGTGATGCTCCATGTGTCGTCCGTTCGCTGTCTAATAGACGCGACTCTTTCTCGTTGCTTTGGTGCCCACCCATACATCAGCGCATAGGTATCCACTCCATCGGTACTCCATTTAAGTTCCATATTGCTCTCCAATAAGTAGTGCCGTACAGATACCCTCGAGTTCGGTCTTTGCTTCCTCTTGGGTACGATAGATAAATATCGCGGGGCTGTCCATTGCCTCACGCAGTTTGGGTGCTACGACTGCACGAACAGCATCACCGTAGGGTTGTATCCAACCCACCCGCATATCGTTGATATACAGGTTGCCATGAACGAGTTCCTCTGAGTGGTTCCATACGATTTTCATAAGTCCACCGACACATCACGGGTAACACTGATGCAGTACTCTACGGCTTCCCCGGCTTGGGATTGCTCGGTATCGTCTGCGTCCTCACCAAGGCGCACCATCTCGTAGTTGTATCCCCCGATACCTGCGCCTTCCTCAACCTCATTCGCTAACACATTGAGCATACGCAGGAACGCTTGAACCTCGGGGTAGGAGTCGTACCATTTCATATCCATGATTTTGTATACCAACACACACTTGTCGTCACGCCAACTCATGCAATCATCGAACGGCACCTCTTTGAATGTAGTACCCATCAACACCTTGAGGGTGTTGTACTTATCTTGGTCGCGCTCGTCAGGGTAGACAACCACGGTTACATCTGAACGGTATCCCATATCATTCTCCTAAGTTAATAGTTACACCGTATGGTGCTTTAAGGTCGGTCGTCAACGCCCACATAGTCGGGCAGTCACTACGCCCCCAGTCGCCTACATATCCATCGCTGAACTGGATGATGGCTTGAGGTCGGATGTTCTTCTCACGCAAGTAATCAAACAACACCGCACCATCGGTACCCCCACCACCCTTGGGCTTGAGGTCTTGGATAGCGAACTGCCCATCCTCGAATGTCTGATGACCTACCACATCGGTGTCCCAATACACCACATGCACTTTGCTTGGCTTGACATCCTCAATCACCCGAGTAGTCTCCGATGCAAACAGCGTCATCTCATGGCTGCCAAACACCGAGCCTGATGTGTCGAACCCGATGACCAACTCGGTCATAGTCATACCCAACATGGTCGGCATGTAAATGTCCTCACTCAGGAACCTACGATTAGGTCTAGCCCACGATGATTCATCACGCCCCGCACAGGTCTCTTGGATGAAGTCACGCAACACTTTGCGCCAGTCCACCTTGGGAGCGAGCAGGTCACCGAACGCACCGTCCTCACCCCCCGAACCATTTGCGCTACGCTTCTTACGCATAATCTCGCCTTGTCGCAGGGCACGACCAATCTCATCCTCCATCTCTCGCTCGGTAGGTATCTGCCCCTCACCATCACCATCCCAGTCATGGTCATCAAGGTCACCACCATGCCCACCCTCGTCGTCCTCTTGCTCGAGGTCGGTAAAGATTTGCAGTACTGACCAACCCTTGTACTTAGGCTTAGGTTTAATACCAACCTTGGGCATCTTGACAAAGCCCTCACCCGCATCGGTATCGTGCAGTACACCGTTGACAAAGTAGTCAGCAGCCACATTCGCAAGTCGAGCGTTCGTGTTGTGCAACTCTTTCCATACAGTCAGGTGTCGGTATGCTTTGTGTGTCGCCTCATGCAATACAAGGAAACGCAACTCGGCATCGTCTGCCATGTTCTCTTCGATGAACTTGGGGTTGTACATGACATTCCACCCATCGGTACAGGCGGTTGGTACATCCTCAGTCACAGTCACTTTGCCACACGCTAGCACCCCCGCAAATACGCAGAACTTTTTGTGCTGCATCACAGCGATGTGGGCTTTCTTGATACGGTCAGATACATTCATAGTGGTCTCCATGCGAATAAATCAAAGGCTAAAACGAT